CTGAAATAGTTGCAATCGGTGAACCACTTACACCTGTGTAACCAGATACGTTAGCATCAACTGGGGAACCTGCATCAATCAATTTAACTAGACCGTCAAACTTATTAAGGTTTGCAGTTGCAGAACCTGTATCACCCTGCCATATTGCAGTTTCTAATTGAGAAGCGATACGAACATTTTTCTTATCTAAGAATGCTTTTTGGAAATCTGCATTACCAAAATCTTCTGTTGTGCTACCTGCTTTTAATGCCTCTTGAGTAAAGTAAGCCTCTAAGTCTTTAGGGCAAATCTTTTCTTCAACTTTAATCTTACCAACCGTAACTGTACGTTGAGTGAAAGTAGTTGTACCACTTGCATCAAACGAACAACTTTGTGTTGCAAACACAGCGTCCGTATCCATTAACGGAATAGCTTGTGAGCTTTTTACGTTTGGTAGTACGATACCACCTTTGATAATCATCTCTTGCGTTCTTGCACCAAAAACCGCAGAGGTTAATAGGGGCTGTACGCTTTGCCTAGTATAAGCTGTTAAACTACCTAATGATAATGCCATTTTTTTTTGTTTTATTTTTTAATTAAATAATATTGTACTTGCTTTTATTTTTTCTGTATCAACTGCTTTAAAAGTATTAGCTACTTTAGCCGCAGGGTCTGCTTGAGCCGCAGGTGCATCCACCATTAATTGCCCAAACTGTAATAATTTTTCAATCATTTCTTTATGCTTACTTAATTCTGTTTTGTAAGCACCTAATTGATTTTCATTTGCTGCAAATCTTTGCTCATAAGCACTTAACTTAGCTTCGTAAGATGAAAACTTTTCGTTAGTAGAAGTTTCAAATGCTGTAAATTTAGCACTCATTTCTTCTTCAAGTGGCTTCATTTTATTCCCTTCTTCAACAACATCTAATGTAGGGTCAACAGCTAAAGGCATTTCTATTGCAGATATAACACCGTTATCGCCAATAGTTAATTTGTGACCGTCTGCAAGTTCAAGTACACCAACTAAAGCTGGGTTACCGTCAATCATTACAATACCACCAACTTCTAACTTATCAATCATAACCATACCACCACCCATAATTTCATATTCTTTTGGTTCTGTTGGTACATCCATTGGAGCTGCTGCTGCAACTGGTGCTGTTAAATCATTAAACACTTGTTTAATTTTTCCTAGTATTTGTTGTGCGTCCATAATATATTATATATTTTATTTTATATTGTTTAAAATTTCAGATAATTTAGCCAACATAGCTTCGGCATTACTAGTAGGCTGTTCATAATCAAACATACCTTCAACACTAAAACCTTTAACCTCTCCCTTTTTTATTAACTCCCATACTTTAGGATTTTCTACGTAGAAACTACCAAACCAAGTTCCATCAGGCAAATCTTTAAATGCTTCCATTGGTTTAATACCTCTTTTAGTATCGCTAATAAAACTCTCAAACATTGTAAGCCCTTCAACTTGCATATCCGCTTCGTGCATTAAGTTAACATTTTTTTGATACCCTTTTTTGCTAAACTTAATAGCTATTTGTTTAATTGTATCAACTGAAAACTTTACATAGTGTTCACCAAATCTCTCGGATTTACGGTAGATTAATTGTTGAGGTATCATTAAAGGACCAGTAATGATATGCTCACTTTCGGATTGAATAGCAAATGCAATCTTTGAACTATTAAATTTATCTATTTGTTTTAACTTTGTTGCTGCCCATTCAACACCTGCATCACCACCCCAAGCTAACCACATTAATCTGCCACATCCATCGCCTAATTCTTTATTAGAATTTTCTTTATGTCTAGCAAAAGATGCCATTCTTGCAATAGTATCTCTACTTATTGGTTCGTTGTTAGCTAATTGATTTGCCCTTGCTTTACCTACTGGAGTTCCACATTCTTTCCACCCATATTTTTCAGCATACCTTAAAGCAGCCTTTGCATTCTCACTTGCTTGTTTTGGATAGTCTGTATAACTATCTTCTGCAAAATGTTGCTCCCATAAACTATTACATATTGCTACTGCTTGTTCATTTTCTTTACCCTCATTAATTACATAACTAATGCAACGGTTTAAAAACTCATCTTTTTTTTCCCCTTTGTTTGGGTCAATAAAATTATCGTTAAATTGTAAAAATGATTTTTTTATAGCAGGGCTATCAACAAGTGCTATAAAAGATACTTCGGCATCGCTACCCTCATCTTCATTTATTAATAAATCGTAAATAGGAAAATCCATATATTATATTATATAAAGTAAAAAGTAATGTTTATTTTTGTCTATGGCTAAAATTGTAAAGCGTTGGCATATTTATTATCTTAATACGGGAACTAAATTAATATCCATACATTCCCGTTACTATAATTGGGAAGGCTTTTTTATCTTCCTTAATTAATGCGACTAGCACGATTAAGCCTTCTTATCCGTTCTTGATTATTGCTTACATCCGTTTCTAAAACATAGGCTCTATTAGCCGCATTCCCAACAGCGTTAATACTAGATTGACTTAGGTTAGTAACTTGTGCTTGTGGTGCTAATGGTGCAGTAGCCGAAACGCTTGGCATTGATAAACTAGCACTTCCTGTGCTACCGCCACCGCCACCGCCTTTTGGTACTTGTACTTTAAGAATATTCCTAACCGCTGCAAAACCCGCAAGACCCGTAACTATTGCTTGTGCTATTGCATATCCTGGCACTGGTACACCTGAAAACGCTTTAAGTTGCCCTGCAATAGCGGAGTAAGTATTTATTAAAGATGCCGCTACTGCCATTGCTTTACCTGCTGCCGTTTCTTTCCCAATTATATCGGATAAAGCAGTTAACCCATCGGCAGTTGCTTTAAGCATTAATTGTCTATGTTCAAATTCTTTTTGTGCAATAGCTTTTTTTGCAGCAGCTCCCTCATCAGTAATTTGTACTAACTTGTTTTTATGATTTTGTTCAAGTAAAGCTAACTCCCCTAACTGCCCAGCTTTTTGTTCTTTCTCAATTAAATAAGCTGCATTCTCTGCTTCAATTTTTGCCGCTGCAATGTTTTCAATTTTTAAGTATGCCGCTTCTGGACTGTCATCTCCTGACGCTTCATTAACCCGTAGCACCTCTGCAAGTTTAGCATCGTTATGTAGCTTTAAATCAGTAAGTTCTTTCTCTCTTGTTGCTTTTGTAGTTTCTTTATCTTTAGCTTCTTTTTCTGTTAATAAACCAGCTTGTAATATTTTATATTTATCATCAATTAATAACTTTCTTTTTTCATATTCCGTTGCATCTATTTCTTTTTTGTTTAAAAAATCAATCTGTGCATCAATTTCTTTTTGATGCTTATCCTCTAACTCTAATTGAGATTTTGTAAATGTATCTTTTACAGCTAATAGTCTACTTTCTTCAATTAATGCATCTGAATTTTTTGCTTGTTGTAGTCGTACTTCTTCAGCTTTCTTTGCTGCTTCTTTTCTTTTTTCTTCAGCTTCTTTTTCTGCGGCTTCTTTTTTCTTTGCAGCAGCATCTGATGCAGCTTGTCTTTTATCCGAAGCAGATTTATCTATTGCATTAACGCTTAATTCATAACCAGCCCTATCGTTTTTTAATTTCCCTAATGCTTTCTTTTGTTCTTCAATTACTTTGTCAGCTTCTGTTTCAATTTCTTTAGGGTCAAAAAGAAAAGATGCGGCATAATCTGCTACATTAAAATCAATAAGTTTTTTGCCAGTAAGTTTTTCATAAACATAATCTATACCTTCAATAATGACTTGAATACCCGCAGTTGAAAATTTTAAGATACCTGCTAGAATATCGTGATTTTTTTTAGCAGCAGCTACTTGTGCAGTTTTGGTAATTTGTGCTTGTAAAATACTTTGCTCAGTAGCTTTTATAACTTCATCTGTTTGTTTTATTTTTAACTTTAAAATATCCTTTTCACTCTTACCCTGTAATTTTAAAATATTATCTTGGTCGCCAATAGTATCTAATTTCTTTTGTTGAGCTTTAAGATTATCATCTGTTAATTTATTTAATCTTTTTTGTTCACTACTAACTCCGCTAACAAATTCTTTAATATCATCCCAATATGCAACAATAGCACCGAGTGCAATTAAAAGAACTCCAATACCTGTTGCAGCTATTCCAGTACGAATGCTTTTTAAAGCAGCAAGTGCAGATTTACCTAATAAACCAAAACTATCCATAGCCCCTTTAATACCACTAATGCCTTGCTGCAAAGCCATTGCAGATTGTACTTTTAAAAGTAGTTTTTCCGTTTCTTTACTTTGAACCCCTAACACACCCATAAGACCAGAGTAAGCAGAAAACCCTGCCGTAACCCCTTGCAAAGCACCACCCAACGCTACAAACTTTTTATCGGGGTTAAATGTTTCAGCCAATGCTTTAGCATCACCAATACTATCTTTTAACCCTGCTACTTTTTTTGCAGCGTTTTGAGCCTGACTTGATGCAAGTCCAAACTTATCAGCCATTGATACAAGGTCGGCTTGTGCTTCCCTTAATTGTGCTTTAAAGCTGCCTACCGATTGCCCTGCTGCATCTAAGCCATCAACTTTTATTTCTGCTCCTATTACTACTTTTGCCATTTTAATATGTTGTATAAATTACTCTTAAAAA